TCCTGTACATCATATCGCTTTAGAAGTGAGTTATCCAGAGAAGAATATTAGATACGAATATCAACGATGGTGTGATTTTTTAAGGTCTGCACGGGCTGAATGGGATTTGGATATTAAATTTCATTCTTTTGATGATAAAAAATTTCTACAGATATTTGTTTTAGACCCTATTAATTTTGTGAGGTGGGAATTAAACTTTCCTGTGCAATGATGCTACACTGTAAAGAATGCGGTAGTTCTAGAATTGGGTGGGACGCCTGGGTAGATCAGAACGATGAACTTATAACCTCTTTAGATAAAGGTACTTTTAATTCTATTGATCATTATAAGTGTCTAGGTTGTGATACAGAAGAACCAGAGCTTGTTGAAAAATAGTATGTTAAAAGTATTCTTTTTAATATTTATACTAGATGGAAATGATTTTTGGATAAAAACTTCTAGCTATAAATCCTGCCAAGAGATGCATGTTTCTCTTCAAAGCCAGAATATTTGGTCAGCGTGTGTGGAGGGAGAGATATAATGTCCCGTACCTACAGGCACTGGTTCTGGCATTCTAGAATTATTAACTGGCTTGAGGGCAGAACTGTTAAGATAAGCAATTATATCTGGCGAAAACGGTGGAGTGGAAAGTTTAGAAATGACTGATAGCAAAAAATTTCAACCTGATCTTACTCTTGAAGAGCAACATGCTTTACATGATAAAGTATCGAAAGATTGTTTGCAGTTTCTTCTTGACAATTTTGTTGATCTTATAGATGATGATATTCGTAAAACACCTGTTGTGTCTTCTGCCCTACTACAAATGAGTATAGAATTTTGTTTACACCTTGCACCTGATAAAGTTATAGGTTTTGCATTGTTACATCAAGTTCTAGCCCAGGTATCTATCAGCCAGATAAAAGCAGACATGGCAGGTAGAATACTTGAATACAGAGAATTGTTGACAGAAGAACAGAAAGAAAAACTAGAAAAAATACTTGGGGTATCTGTTGACGATCTAAAAAATCCAGAAGATATCTTGCATTAGTTGTATGGATAGAATATCATTAAACACTACCCAGGATAATTTTGATGATCTGTATCAAATTGTTGACAGGGCTAGAAAGAATGCAAAAGCTGTTAAAGTAGACAGAAACTTGTTGATCAATTTGTTGATGGATCATAGTTTGTTGATCAATTCTTTAAATGATCTGGGTGTAAGGGACATAGAAAATGGCTAGCAGACACACAGAATATTCAGACAGAATAGACGGGAAATACTGTGCGTGGCAGAAATATGATTTAGTTGAGCTAGGCGAAATAACACCTAAAATTGCCAAGGCAGCCTATAAAAATTTTAACTTGCCACTGCCCTATAGATGGGTTATTGTGAACGTTCTATCCTTTGATCCGAACAATTCGCCCCCATTATCTGTGCAGGTGAAAGATGCGAACTAAATTGTTGAGCTATAAAAATGCTAAAGCTAGCAAATCCGTAAAGTATGGCTACCTTAATTTTATGCTATACCTAGCCCCTCACACATTGTCAGGTTATAATGTCTGTGCAGGTTCTAGCCCTGAGTGTAGGGCAGATTGTTTGTTTGGTTCTGGTTTTGGCAAGTTTCCAAATGTTAAGAAGTCTAGAATTAATAAGACTAAGCGGTATTTTGTTGACCGTGAACAATTTATAGCTGATCTACGCCAGGATATTCTTAGGGCAATAGCTATCGCAAGGTCTGATGATCTAATACCGGCCATTCGTCTGGATGGCACCAGTGACTTGTTTCTAGCTAAACATTTTGTTGATCTGTACAATGCTGCTGTATTTTATGACTATACAAAAGTATACAATCGTTTTAGCAAAATTGTTGATCTGAAAAACTACAATTTGACCTATTCTTATTCAGGTAGAAATAAATCCGATTGCCTGAAGGCTCTAGCTAGCGGAAAAAACGTAGCTGTTCCTTTCACGAATTGTTTACCTAAAAAATTATGGAATTATCAAGTTGTTGACGGGGATGCCCATGATCTCAGGTTTCTAGACCCTAAAGGTGTGGTTGTCGGTCTAACACCAAAAGGCCAGGGCATTGATTTTGTAAATAACAAGTTTTTTATAGATGGTGCATTTGCTCAGTAATCGTTTGTAAAATAGCGCCTTAATTGCTATAAAAAGTGATCGATGGCAGCCGCCATCTTATCTAGATAAGGAACTGAAAAATGCTAGACCTACAAGTTTACGAACACGACAACATTGAAGACCTGTCAGCTTTTGAAATCCAATTTGAAAAACGCCGCACCGGCTGGCAAGACCTGGATGGTGTTTGGCATTGTGATGATGATATCGGCCTTAACACTTTAGGCCCGGACGATTTGTACCAATTGCGAACTGGTGCTGTAATTAACGCCGGTACAGAAAGCTGCGATGCCAAAATGGGCTTGTTTGGCTCAAAATATCAGCTTGTGAACCATGTCGATTATTTCGCCAAGCAGAACACAGCGATTATGGATCAAAATGAGCTAGATTGGCGTAATGTCAAAGTGATCGATAACGTCTATGAGTTTGGTGCGAAGGTGCAACGGTCAATACATTTTCTAGAGCATACCAAGAATTTTGGCGGTCAGGATGCAGTATGCTTGCGCTCTGATACGTTCAATTCGGTAGACCAGTCTTGGAAATTCCAGCAATTTATAGGTGCTTATCGTTCCTTGTGTCGTAACACCTTGGTGTTTGGTGGTGAACGTACATTTCACACCAAAAAGAAACACACCACTAATCTGGATGTTGGCGCAGTGATAGGCAAAGCAAGCGCAGCACTCGGCCTGTTTTCTAGCAATGTTGAGCTACTCGACAAAATGCGTTCAATCCCTTGCGATTTCGAGCAGGCAAAAGAGCTTTTCAGCAAGACAATTGCAGCTAGGCCAGCTAGCACGAGCGAAGACAAATCCAAAACCTACGTCACCAAAACCAAACTTGAATATATGCTTCATCGGTACCTTGAGGATTTGAACGACCTTGGGCCTAATTTGTGGCTGGTCTACAATTGCTTAACCCACTGGTCTACACACACCGATGAAACATTCGAGCGTGAAAGCGTGGATCAAAAAGGCAACCGCAAGATCGTAACGCTAAAGACTAGCAAAGAAGGTTCAAAGGTCTGGAACGTGCAGCGGCAGCGCCAGGAAAAAGTAAGCCAAGTTCTAGCATCCGATCATTGGCAAAAATTGCTTGCGGCGTGATTGAGCTACTATTGCTGGTCTACAGGCTGGCTATACTCTCAATTGTGATCATGGTGCTGTACTACCTGATTGCGTAAGTGTACCATTTACAAAGGCCCGGATGGGGCTTAACCTGTCCGGGTCTTTACATTACCAAACTGGAGGATGACATGCACGAAGACAAGTGGAGAATAATGGACGGTACAATTTGCGCAGATATTTTCGACACTGAAGAATTGGCGAAGGTAGGTCTGCGAAATCATATAGGCGATCTTCGAAATGAAGTCGCACGAGCACAAGACGCTTTAGCGGAAGCTGAATATGCTCTCCAAGATGGTAAAATTGCTTGTAAAATTGTAGCGCCTAATGCAGTGGAGGGGAAAGCAATCGATGATTGGGAGTTTGCTAATCCTTATGTGGACATTACAAACGATTAGAGCTACAAGGGATTGTTTCGTTTAACCGCCATATGAAAGGATAGAAAAATGGCTAAACAAACTTACAGGATGAAAGAGAGTATCAGAAACTTGAGTACTCGCCTCAATATGCAAGCGGATCGCATTCAAGAGATGGCGAATAATGTGGATTGCTTGCGGGAAATCCTTACTGTTCAGAAATTGAGCAAGCCGAGCCTAGCCCTGGACCAGACCGTTTTAAGACTTAACGAACTTTTTGAACCGGCTTTGAAAGCCGAAGCCGCCGCGCTGACGCTCCAAGCCGCCAGAACCACAAAACAGGCCAGCCGCAACACGCCGGAGAAAAAGCGTATGCGTAAGGATTGGTGCAGCAAAATTAGCGTGATCAGGATGGAAACTGATGTTCCAGTAGATAGCTTGACTGTGCACCGGGCCGGTCAACCTGCCAGGAATAAGAACTGGCGATCTATCCAAAATGCTGCCGGGCTTGAAATCAGTAACGATAATAATAAGCAAGATCTGCCACTGGTTGGTACCATCGCCGTGTATTGTCTTAGGTTGCGCTTGCAGGTGCGAAACCTTGAGCATGAAGCCAATATCGAGCAAGACGAGGGTGCAGCTAAGTTCTATAATGAGCGTGCTAGCCGTTTGCTTGAGATCTACTACCAAATAAAAAGGGCGTATCCAAGGTACAATATGCGTGACACGATCTAGCTCTCTCCCTGCCTGCTGCTTAAATAGCGCAGGCTAACTTGGCCCCTGGTCGTAAGGTGAGGTGATCATCTGGCCGGGGGCCTTTTTTGTTCTAGCTATAACTGTGCTGTGGTGTATCTAGAGCAAGGCCAGAATAGGGTAGGTTTACCGCTACCTGATCGAGGCTGATATCTGTGCACTGCCAGGATATTCCAGGACAATCTGATTTGGTCTAGGCTGGTTATGCTAGCTCGTACTGCCTGCGGGCCACTAAAAAACAAACCAATTTGTTGATATAGTTCCCGCACGCCTGGGCGCTCGTGTATTAGAACCTTGCCATCTGGGTGAGTGAACAATAACTAGAGCAGAGCAAAAAACTGCTAAAACAGGGCTATATTATATAGCTCGGAAACGCCCGGTCACTGCGGGTTTGAAAGTTCACAAAATAACTATTATACGTGCTTTATCCAACCCACGCAGGGGCCACTACCCCCCCTCCCATATGTATATACACAGCCCATCGTAAATTTTATTTTCAAACCCTTTTTTGTTCTAGCCATAGATAGCCCACAGAGGGGCATAAAGATCCGGGGGGGTTAGGACAATAAAAAACCCAGCTAGCTATTGTGAGCTACCTGGGGCTGTTCTAGAGCCTATTTAACTTCAGTTAACAAAGGAAATCTGTTCTAGCCATAGTTAGTTATAGTTAGTAATTACATTTTTAAGTTAACTGGGGGTATATATTAACCCTGGCCGGTTAATACTATTATACAGCCAAATAAGGGTTTTGTCAAGTAAAAAATAATCTTTTTTATAACCCTCTGTAAATAAACACTCTTTTAGAACCGTTTTTTTCTCATTAATTTCTATTAATTTTTAGAATTTTTTTAAAAAAATAGTCATTTTTTACTTGACAAAACCTATATATGGTGTATAATAGTATACAGAGACTACAAATGTCAAAAGACTGCAACTTTATTTTTTAAAAAAAGAGTTTAGGCAGAACTAGTCTCTTCTTTTTATATATCGGGGGAAGTTTAAAATCAGCAATTCGTAAGACTGGTTCCTGGGTTTAGCTTTTTAAAAGCTAGCTTCCCCCGGTTTTACCCCCCCTTTTACAATAGTTATTACAGGAGTATTTAAAATGGCCGATAAAGATTCAGCATCGAGTGGTAGAATGATATCTGATCAAGATCTGCAAGTTATTAGAAAAGCAGCTAAAAGCGGTGAAAAAGTTTCTGATAGTGATCTACAACTATTAGAAAAAATGATAGAAGGTGGGATGAAAGGTGGTACAACAAGCATTTCAGATCAAGATAAGAAGGCTATTAGAAAAGCAGCTAAAAGCGGTAGAATTATTTCTGATGGTGATCTAAAACTATTAGAAAAAATATTATCAGATGCTAATTATGGTCCGCAGAGTGGTAAAATGGTTTCTGACAGTGATTTTCGAGTAATAAAACAAGCGTTAAGTGGCAAAAAGAAAAAGGGCGGTGGTAAAATCAAGAAAAACTACGCCCCAGGCGGTAGAACAACATCCGATAAAGATTCAGCATCGAGTGGTAGAATGATATCTGATCAAGATCTGCAAGTTATTAGAAAAGCAGCTAAAAGAGGTAGAATTATTTCTGATGGTGATCTAAAACTATTAGAAAAAATATTATCAGATGCTAATTATGGTCCGCAGAGTGGTAAAATGGTTTCTGACAGTGATTTTCGAGTAATAAAAAAAGCTATTAAAGAAGGAAAGAGCAAAGCTACTCAATTTCAAGCGTTAAGGGGCAAAAAGAAAAAGGGCGGTGGTAAAATCAAGAAAAACTATGCAAAGGGTGGTGGTGTACGACCCACTAATTATTAGGAGTTTTAAAATGACGGAGAAAAAACCATTAACTAAAGCACAACAAGAATTTTTGAATCGTTCTGCTAAACAAGATCTTCCTAAAGTAATTAGAGATTGGAAACCGCCTAAAGAATCATCTAAAAAAACATCTAAGGCAGCAACGGCATACGGCAAGGCTAGGGGAGTTATTAGTAAAACTTATCCGGGCGGTGGTCCTGGCAGTGCAGAAAATGTAGATAAAATTTTTAAAGAGCTAAAAGCTAAATCTCCAGAAGATCAACAAAAAGCAATGAAAAGAATGTTTGGAAAAACAAGATATGAAAAACTTGCTAAAAAAGGATTTTTTAGTAAAGCTTTAACAAAAGGAGCGTTAAAACTTGCTTTAGCAGCTCTTGCTGGTCCTGTAGGTTTACTAGCTGGAATATCACAAGCGGCTGCTGCTACCCCCGCTGGTGCAGGAGAAGATGAACTATTATACGAAATGAGAAGAAAAAAAGTACCGGGAGGTGGGCCGGATGAAGCATATTTTAAACGACAAAAATCTGGTTCTAAAAAAGAAAAGAAAAAGGGCGGTAAAATTAAGAAAAACTACGCAAAGGGCGGTGGTGTTAGATCTGCTAACTACTAAAAATGCCCAGGAAGCTAGAAAAGCCAAATATACCCCCCGACTCTTGTGACCATATCGATAGAATACAAGAACTATCTGAAAGATTATATACAGAACTAGACGAGGATATATCCTGCGGGTACAATAAAATAATAAACGAAGAGCTAGAACTAATAAGAACGATCAATACTCAGCTAAGACAAGCTAGTAAAATATGGTACGATAGATATTATAGAAAAAGAGGAAAATAATTATGAGTTGCGGCGAATGTAAATGTGAAAATTGCAAATGCGACCCTTGTGAATGTCCTAAAAAAGATAACTAGTAAGAAAACTAGAAAATGCCAAAGAAAATAAGCAAATTACAGCTAGCAAAAAACCGTATCGCTAGAACTACCGGCAGGCCGGAAATGACTAAAGTTAAAAATATACGAGATCTAGAAAACTATGAAGCAGTAGTTAAACAGAATCCTAGAGTAAAATCTTATGCGAGGGGTGGTAGTGTCAGACCAGTCAATAGTTAAAATGAAAGAAAAAGAACTATTTGAAAATCATGTATTCTACAAAGGAATAGCCTAATGTCTTTACCAGCTAAAAGAGAATACACCGAAAAGCAAGTAAAGTTCTTAAACTCTCTTATGGACAATGGCGGAAATGTTCTAAAAGCAATAGACGACGCAGGTTATAAGCACAGTTCTAGAGGGTGGTTAATAAATACTTTAAAAGATGAAATTATAGATAGAACAAGGGTTATGCTAGCTTCTTCCAGTGTAAAAGCTGCTAACCGTCTTGTAGAAGGTCTAGACATGAATGGTGACATTCGTGCGAATCACATGGAAATTAGATTAAAATCAGCCAATGAAATCCTTGATCGCGTAGGAATAGGTAAGAAACAGGATATTTCTATTCAAGCGGAAGTTATTCATGGTGTGGTTATGCTACCTGCTAAGAAGCAGATGAAGGATGTAACTCCCAGTGGCTAATACAAATAAGAGAACAAATGAAGGTGTAAAAGCTGCTGGTGAATTTATAGCTACAACTATGGAAAAGATACCAGAAATTGCAAAGGATCCTGATCTTAAAGTAGCTGTTATAAACCATTTAAAAGAAACATGGTTGCCCCTTGTTAGAGCAGGAGTTAGAAGTAAAACAAGTCCGTACGATTCTTATAAAAAAAGTAAGGGTAATGCAAAAACTATAAGAGATACAGCAATTAAAGAAATATCAAAATTTACTGATTTATCTCCAAAAAGTATAGAAAAATTAGGAACAGTTATTGGTGGTATAGCTAGTTTAGTTGAAAAAGGAGAAGTAAAAGTCCCCCCTACATCAATAGTAGATGAAGATAACTTTAAAGTAAAAATAGGAGGGGGTGTAAATCTTCAAGAAAATGAATATGGAGGTGTTGGTTTTGGTGAATGGACAGATAAAGATTATGGAGAGTATTCATTAGAACTACAAAGTGTTTATGGTAATCTATTAAACGGATTTAATGCAAAAGCACGTATACCAACAGGAAGAGAAGGAGTAGATTTTACAGCACGGGCAAGCGGAGATAGCAAAAATTTTGATATTGGTGTTGGTGGACAATGGCAAGTAGGAGATAATGGTATACTTTCTGGAGAGGTAGGCGGTAATCTAGACGAACAACGAGCAGGAGTAGTATATACTACAGATTTAGATAAGATAACTGAAGCATTTGAATCATTATTTAGAAAGAGGGGCGGAAAAGTAACAAAAAAAAGAAAGAAAAGAAAAACTAAAAAATATACAAAGGGTTGTGCAGTAAGGACTGCAAAGTACTAATGGCTAGACCTAAACTTGAAGAAGGTGTAAAAGGCAACTATAGATTAACTACCAAAGAGTACTTACGAAGACAAGCTCGTAAGAAAGTATCTGAAAAGAATAAAAATCTAGAGCGACAAAGAAATAAAATAGATACTTTAGCTAGAGGAGCAAAAAAAGCTAAAGAAGCTCTAAAAGTTTTAGAATCCGGTGGAGTAGCTACAGGAGAGTTACTAGATCAAGCACCTAAAGCATTAAAAGATGCAATAAAGCAAGGCGCAGAAATAATATTTAAACCGAATCCTGGTCCACAGGAGGAGTTTTTAGCAGCGCCTGAAAAAGAAGTTTTATATGGAGGAGCAGCAGGAGGGGGAAAATCTTATGCAATGTTGGTTGATCTTCTTAGGTTCGCTTCCAATTCTAATCACCGTGCTTTACTACTCAGGCGTACTCTGGGCGAACTGACCGAGCTTATAGATCAATCTAGAAAGATCTATCCTAGAGCCTTTCCAGGTTCTAAATTCAAAGAATCAAAGTCTACCTGGGCTTTTCCTTCAGGTGCTACTGCTACTTTTTCCTATGTAGATAAAGATTCTGATGTTACAAGGTATCAAGGCCAGAGTTTTACCTGGATAGGTATCGATGAACTGGGCCACTACCCCTCTCCTTATGTGTGGAACTATCTTAGATCTAGACTTAGAACTACCGATCCAGATATTGAAACATACATGAGAGCAAGTGCTAACCCAGGAGGAATGGGCGGTTGGTGGATCAAAAAGATGTTTATCGATCCTAATATACCAAATGAGCCCTTTTGGGCTACGGATATAGACACTGGTAAAACTTTAAAATACGGACCTTCTCACTCTAGAGCAAATGAACCTTTGTTTCAGCGGAAGTTCATTCCTGCCAGACTAACGGACAATCCGTACTTGATGCACTCAGGAGAGTACGAAGCTATGTTGCTTTCTCTGCCAGAGGTAGAGCGTAGAAGATTGCTAGAGGGTGATTGGGACGTTGCAGAAGGTGCTGCTTTCTTTGAGTTCGACAGGTTAATGCACGTTGTAGAACCGTTTGAAGTACCTACTAACTGGCCTAGAATAAGAGCAGCGGATTACGGTTTTAGTTCTCCTTCTTGTGTACTTTGGGCAGCGATAGATTGGGATAGTAATATTTGGATCTATCGTGAATTATACAGAAAAGGTCTGACTGGTGAGGATTTAGCAGATTTAATTGTACAACTAGAAGCCTTCGATCCACCGATGCAGATATCTGTACTAGATAAATCTTGCTGGTCTAAAATGGGTTTAGGACCGAGTATAGCAGAAACTATGATGAATAGAGGAGTTAGATGGGTTCCTTCTGATTCAAATAGAAT